CACTTTCTTGTAGGGCTCGCGGAGCTGGCCCCCGGCCGAGAGCGGGTTCACCGAGACCTTCTTGCCCGGCTTCTGGGGGTCAAACGCCACCCGGAAGGCCCGCGATCCGGCGGTCGTGTCGTACACCGTGTCCGGGTTGGTCCACTGCTTCAGCCCCAGACGCAGATCCTTCATCGTGTCGTTGATCGCATCCTGGATCGGCATCGTGTCGTTGAGCAGCGGCTGGCCGAGGAAGCACCAAGGAACCGACCAGAGCCGCAGGCGCGAGAAGGGATACATCCCGTGCCAGTAGGGGTTGGGCCCATCGTAGAGAATGAGCTCGGGAGTACTCACAATCAGGCGCTTCTGGGGGTAGAGCGGCTGGCCCGGGTCCACCACGTAGGACCAGTTGGCGTTGGCATCCCCCATGACCAGCGGCGTGCCGGTCAGGTTCCGGGTCATGTCGGTCAGGTAGGTCCGGTAGAGCACGATATCCCCGGGGCGGATGGGGCGCGTCTGGGGGACCCCTGCGAGGCCGCTCAGGGTGTCTGGGGTGGCCATCGGCGACAGGACCCGGGTCACCGCCCGACGGAACCGGCTCATCACGGTGGTGAGGAGGTTATCAGCGGCCGGACGGAAGCTCCCGGCGTAGTGCGGGTACTTGTTCCGCATGGCGTTGACCGAGTGGGCTTCGCGGAAGATCACGCCCTGCCAGAGCTGCGGGTTGGGATCGGAGCCGGGGCGGATGGGCAAGGTGTCCCGGAAGTCCTTGGCGATGATCTTGTGGTCGCCCAGGCCGTACGCCGCCCCCGGGTCCCACTCGACCATCAGGTCTGCGGTGCCCCCGCCGAGTGCATACTTGATCACGTCCCCCAGGGTCATGTCCATCATGTTGGTGATCCAGGTGGCGATCGTCAGCTGGTTGAGGAGATCGGCCTGGAAGCCAAACTTGGAATTGAGGGACTTGTACCCGAACACCGGCTTCAGGTCGGTCAGGGCCGAGACGTGCGCCTGGACCGACTTGCGGGACTTGTTGATCACCGCAAAGGGGATGTACTCCAACTGCGGCTGGGTCTGTTGCCGCTGCTCGCCGATGATGTAGCGCATTCCCTTGTCGGCCTGCTCAAACACGGGGTCGGTGCGGTTGAGGAGATCGCCCTCCTGGATGGCTTCCTGGAGCCAGCCGAGCACTCGAGGGTCACCCTGGCGCAACCCGTCCATCGTCATCAGCGGGAGTCCGTAGATCCCGGAGGGAGAAAAGTCAGGCATGGAACCTCTTTCGCAAACGGGAAAGGATGGAGGCCACCCACGTCCAGATCGACCCCCACCACTGCAGGGGTTGTCCGATCGGCAGCGACGGGGAGACGGGGGGAGCGAGTTGGGACTCCACGCGCCGGACCTGGACCTCGAGCTGGGCCAGCCGATCGGTGAGCAGCTCGAGGCGATCGGTGAGCAGGTCAAACTCCTGCCGGGTCGTCAGCACCAGATGCGCGCGACGGTCACGAGGGAGGGGGGCAGAGGGAGACGCCATGGCTAGTTGACCAGCACCGTCACGATCGCCCCTTCCCCACTCACCTCGACGTCGATCCAGAAATCTCCGGCGTCCAGCCCGTTGCGGGAGATCCCCAGGGCCGCACTGAAGGAGGGGATCGAGCCGGCCGTAGGGGCGGGGAGGGTCGCATAGAGGTTGGCCTCGGTCGCCACATTCATGTCGCCCGATCCGACGTAGACGCGACCGGTGTTGGCCGGGAGGGCCTGTACCAGGATCGCGTGGACGTGAAAGGGCTGCTGTGCGGTGGGAATCGCCTGGACCACCGAGACAGGCGTCCCTGCGACGGTGGTAAATCGGCCCAGTGGCTGAATCATCGCAGGACTCCTAGAGTTGCGTCCGGCCCGGAAGAATCGCCGGGGCGGATCCAACCACCACGGTGGGGGTCGGGCCAATCAGATCGCCGAGGCGTGCGGGGGCCGGAGGGGTCGCACTCACCGGAGGCGCTCCCGCAGCTCCCGTCCACCAGATGAAGACGCCATACGGTCCCAGCATCATCGCCCTCCGACTCAGGCCGGGTTGACCTCAGTGATCGGATCCACCCCAGCCGTACGTGTCGCCGTGCCCGTCCAGGCCGGCGTAGTGTCGTCTTCCTCGAAGACGGTCATTACCCCCGCCCCGGTAATCGAGACACGGTTGCGGGCGGTCCGCAGCGCATTCCGCACGTTGCGCGAGCTGCCACTGCCCCCACCGGCCAAGTCCCGATTGAGGACTTCATCGGCGATCTCCTGGGCGGCCGAGGCGGCCAGCGCGTCGGCGTCGATCGCATCCGTCGCAATCGAGGCAGCGGTGATCCCGCCGGCCGCGACCGAGCCCACCGACCCGGTCACGTTGCCCCCGACGTTCCCGCTCACGCTGGCGACGACCTGATCGACGTCGATGTTGGTCGCCGAGAGGTTCTGCGCGGTGGTAGGGCTGCCGATGTTCGCCCAGTCGATCCCAGCTTCCCCGGTGGCGCTGACGTCGAGGGTACGCGCCGCGGTGGTCGGCATGAGCGCCGATCGGTTCTCAATCGAGAAGCTCCCGACACACTCGCCGACGACGGACACCCCGCCCACCGTCCCCCCGGTGACGATCACCAGCGTGTAGTTGGTCGCGGTGGCAAAGCCGTTGCCGCCCGTGGCGACGACGCGGACGTTGTTGAGTCCCGTACGAGCATCGAAATCAGCCGTGAGGGTGATCCCCGCGGTGATCTCGGTCGTGCTGTTCCCCGGGTAGGCCCCGATCGTCGCTCCGGAGAGGGTCGTCGGGGCGCCAGTCGTGAAGCTGCGCGTCGTGAACTTGATGTCGATCGTGTCGCCGAGGCGGATGTCACCGTGGTACATATCGATCCTTTATAGATCACGCCGCCAGTCCGCGCGAGGGCCCCACGAGCCCGCCACCCTCACCCGCCAGCTTGAAGATCCGGCCGGTAGGGGCATCCCCAAACGTCAGCCAGCCGAAATATTCACTGGCCACCCCACCCGCCACGTCCGTAATCACCTGAAACCCGTCGCTGTTGAACGCGCTGATGTCGTAGGCGGTTTGGAGGGCTCCCGCACTAGACGGAAAGGCCAGGGCTTGGTCGTACTCAACGACCAGATTCGTGTTCGCGCTCCCGCCCCCGTTCACGGACAAACAGCCCTGTGTCCGGCGTGAGGACGTCGAAGAGGCCGTTCCCAGCCCGATTCGATCCTCCGCGCCACCAGTCACCTGCGCCGCCGTCATCCGACCGACGAGACACACCCCAATCGGCGTGAAGGGCAGCCCCGAGATCGTCACCGTCGCCCCAATGGTCGATCCGTCGATCGTGTCATCATTCGCGTCCCAGCCGCCCCCGGCGATCGCGAGGTAGATGCTTTTCCGGCCCGTCGTCGCTCGGGCACTCCAGTTGAGCGTGAACCCCGTGGCATCCATCGACACCCAATCGGCCAGGGCGTCCATCGCCCCACCGCCGAGGGGAATCATCATCAACGTTTCTTTCCGGAGTCCTCCGTCCGTGTCGGCGTTGGCGGATCCATCGTCCTGGTTCCCGACCACCGTCGCCTGACTGGCCACCTTCGCCACGGTGAACCCGACAGACAAGCCACTGTCCGCCCGGACCGCGGTGGGGGCACCCCCGGTCGCTTGGATCCCGGCGGTCAGGACGACCGAGGGCGTAAAGCCGATCGTATAGGACTGGTCGCCTGTGGCCGCCGGTTCTGAGATCTCGCCGGTAGCGACATTGGTGATATCGGTGCCGCCCCAGGCTTCCCAGAACACGGTGACATCCACCGGGGCCTGATCATCCACGATCAGCGTGAAGCCGTCGGCCGTGATGGAATTGAGATCGAGCAGCCCGTCTGCGGCCGGCGTCGAGGTCAGCGTCATCGCCACCGCGTCGGTCCGGTAGCCGCTCGTGCAGGTCATCGACCCGGCGCCGTTGATGTCCTCGGAGCCCACACAGCGCCGATCACTCGTGCTGGCCGCAAACCCGATCCCGCGCCGGATCGTCTGTGTCGCGGCGGCATCGACCGCGGATCCGAGCCCCATCCAGTAGAACCGGATCGCCTTGGGTTGGAAGCTCAGCCCACTCACGGTGTAAACGGTGGTGGCCGCGTCGGCCGCGAGCCACTGGATCGCCCCGTGGGCAAAGGCGAGCGCCATCAGCTAGATCCCGATCTTCAGGCGCACCGCGGCCGGAGTGTCGTAGGTCGGGTAGCGCCCTTCGGCAAGGAGGAAGATGCTGTGAAGGGACTCCACGTACTGGGCTTTCTGCGCCGTGGCCAGGGCCGTGGTTCCGACAGGGGCGAGGGCCACAATCGCATCCATCTCGGTTTGCGCGGCAGCATCCATCGCCAGGAAGGTCTTGACCTGCGCGATGGTGAGCCGGCCCATCACCACTTCCTGCCCGGCGGCAAAGAAATCGTGAACCGGAATGGGCGGATCTTCCAGGCTCATCAGTCGTTCAACGAGGGCCATGGAACCACCTCCTGGGCCACTCTAGCATGGCTGTCCAGACGCGCCGCCACCACGATCGCCGTGGGGCCGGGGGTGGGATCGTCTGGGGGACCTCTGCCCCGAGGACGGCCCAGTCGTGTGGGACGTAGCCCAGGTGGGGGGCAGCGGGTTGTCCGAGTGCCGAAGGACCCAGGTGCATGATCAGAGGGGGGTATAGGCGTCGGCCATCCCGGGGCCGATCGGAGCGTCCGGCTCAGTTTCCCCATGGCGCGTCACCTGGACCCGCCCGTGCTTGACCAGGGGCTCCCCCGACCCATAGGTCCGGTCCCCAATCGTCCCGCCGGTCCCAAACGTGTTCTGATCGCGGTTACTCGACTCGTTGTTCCAGAGCCGGAAGCGGAGGGGCTCCCCCTCCCCGTTACGGTACCGCTGCTCAGAATCGGCTTCGACCTGCCGGAGCTTGTGGAGCGAGTCGATCGTTTCGACCACCTGCTGCGGCCCCTCGGCCGTCGGGACCAGTCGGGTGACCGAGAAGGCCTTGAAGGTGGACCCGCTGGCGGCGTCCATGCGGCCGATCGCGGGGATCCAGGCCATCAGGACCCCACAGGCCGGATCCGGGCACCGAGGCGCTGCCGCGATGGCACCCTGGACCGCGGAGAAGACGTGGTTCCGGACCAGGGACCCACAGGTCGGACAGGTGTAGTCAGCCCAGGGCATGGATTACCTCTTCGGCGGCGGCGGGGGGTGGTTGGGCGGCGTCGGCGCCGGGGGCGGCGGGCACTCCTTGCAGCTCATTAGCCCTGGCTCCCGACGCCCAGATGGGTAAAGAAGAGCTCTTCCATCTTCTTCACGGTCCGGGCGATGAGCTGCTCCGGGGTGAGGCCCAGGCGCTCGGCCCGCCGGCCGATCTCTTCGAGCTGCCCGGGGGTGAAGTCCAAATGCACATGGCCGTAGGAGATCGCCGCGAGCCGGTCCACCTTGGCCCAGAGATCCAGGGCCGAGAGCAGCGACCCCCCGCCCAGCCGGAGCTCGAGCTGCTCCAGGGTGTGCGGATCGACCACAAGGTAGCGCCCGGTGGCCGGGATCGTCGTCAGCGCATCGGTCAACAGCTTGGCCGCGGCGGTCTCGTAGTCGGTCCCGCGAACCTTGGCCACCGCGTCCAGGCGATCCACCGCCTGGGGGGTCAGGACCACGCGAATCGTCATGCCGGTGAGGGTCGTCATGGAAGTCTCCCTTGCCACTGTCCCAGCCCAGGGCCTTCGGCGAGCGCCTCGGCATAGATGCAGGGGGTGAGCCGTTCGGGGCGCCCGTGGAACCGGGCCGGGTCGCGGGTGCCGGTGCCGAGGGTGCGGATGGCGGACGTGGAGTGATCTTCGGGTTCGCAGAAGAGGGTGCCCGAGACGCGGAGCTGGGACTGGGGAGTCCCGTCCACCACCAGCGTGATCGTCGGGGTCGCGGTGATGAGGAGCGGTCGAAACACCCCGGGGTCCAGTTGGACAAAGACCAGATCCCCGACCAGCGGACGCGGCGACGTCAGGGAGGGGGCCGTCGCGGGTTTAGTCATAGAGGGTGCCACCCCAGGCCCGCCCACTCGGGTCGTAGTAGAGCTCATCGTCCTCCTCCTCGGCGGCGCCCTGTTGCTCCGCCTTGCCCAGAATCTGCTGGGACTTCAGATCGTCGGCCGTCGCATCCGTGTTGCGGAAGTCCGGGCGCAAGACTCCGTATTTTGCGGCGCGGAGCTGCTCTTCCCGCCGTCGCACCCGCCGATCCTCCAGAGGCTCCCGCTCCCCGGCCAGCAGCCGCCACGCGACAAAGTGGGCGATCGCCAGCGCAATAATACAATCATCGTGCGCCCCGCGGGCGGCTTCGGCTTCCCACAGCGCCCCGTCGGTCTGAAAGTCGCGCATCTCGTCCATGGTCAGTGAGGAGTTGACGCGCAAATTCGAGTAGCCGTTGATCGGGTCGATCTCGCTGACGCCGTTGTGGAATTGATCCAGGAGGATCGGGCGCGTCTTGGGGGTCGTGGACCAGCCCAGGCGGGTGGTAAAGCGCTTCCGGGGGTCGGCCTGATCCAGCACTTCCCAGACGTAGAAGTGCCGATAGCCCAGGTGGAGTTGCAGGGTGTCCTGGACGGAGAGGCCATGGTTGTTGCACTCGATCGCCGCCATCGCCTCCCGGCCGTCCGGCCAGACGAAGAGATGCCCGATCGCGTTGATGATGTAGGCGAAGGCCTTGGGGCTGACCGACTCGCTGACAAACTGGGCCACCTGCTCCTCGGGCTCCTCGACCGTGCCCATGCGAAGCACGTCGCACACCGAACGGTCCTGACCCAGACCGTCGCTGACGTCGCAGCCAAGGATGTATTTATGCCCACGCCGGGGCCGTTCCCAGACCTGGAGCGTGTCGAAGAGGTCATGCTTCTCCTGGAGCTCCTTCTCGTTCAGCCGGTGGAAGCCGTAGCCGGGCGGGATCGCGTAGGTGGGGCGCGATTCCAGGCGCAGGGCACGGGTGAGGTCGATCACGCCGGCTCCTTCTGAGGGTCCTCGGCCGGCTCCCCCTCGAGCAGGGTGGGGGTCTCCTGCCGGACCATCTGCGGGGTCAGCGTCTCCACCACCCGGTCCTGGGCCCGCGTCTGCGCCTTGGCGGCGGTGGCGCGCATCTGGCGCTGCTCATCCTGCAGTTCCGTGATCATCGCCTCCTGGTCCGCGATCAGCTCCAGGTGCGGCTTCACCGTGAGGAGATCGACCAGGGGCCGCTGCTGGTTTTCGAGCCGGTCCATCACCACGATGGGGAAGATGCTGCGACCGGAGTATTGGAAGGCCTCCTCGGGCTCGGCCGGATACTCCTCGAGAAATTTGAAGAGCTCCCCCTTCTCGACCGCCTCCAATTTCTTGCGCTCGTACCAGTAGAGTTGTTCGGGGTCGAGCGCGATCGCCCGGCGCATGTACCGGGGCCCCTTCTCTTGCACCCGTCGGGCAAACTGCAGGGTGTCATCCGAGGGGATCCAGGCGCCTGGGGTCGGCAGCCAATACTTGCTCCGCTCGGCGTACCAGGGGATGAAGATGTTAAAGCAGCGCCCCAGGCCCTGCTCGGCCAGGAGCCATTCCATGTGCCACCAGTTGTGCCGCCCCTTGGCGGTGGACTCGCGGCCCATGAAGGTGCGGGGGGTGATCGGGACCGCCGGCATCAGACCATCATCGATCTGCTCGGGGCGCTCCCAGGTCGAGAGCTCGGACAGGTGGACCGTGGAGTAGGTCTTGCTGCGGCCGATATTGCCCTTCTGGCCGCCCTCTTCCTGCAGGCCGCCCTTCATGCTTTTGCCGCTCTCCACGATCACCGAGGAGCCGTTCCGAAAGACAATATGCTTGTCCTTGTTGTGGAAGAGCTCCCCGGGCTTGAGCCACCAGGGCAGGTTGGCCACCACCAGCTCCAACATGCCAAAGAGGCCCTGGGAGCCGGAGTTGTCGGGGACGTCGGAGGCGATCAGGCTCTTCACGTAGGCGTGGGTCGTAGTCCGGTGCGCCAGGACGCTCTGGGTCCAGGTCGAGGCCCCCAGCTGCCGGCCCTTGAGCAGGTTGAAGAGCAGGCCGTCCGGGTGGCCCTCCCGCTGCCGGACCAGCTCCATGCGCGCGACCTCGGCCAGGATCAGCTCCTGACTCTCCCACAGGGGGTACATCGGCTTGAGGCGCTGGCCTTCCGACTGGATGACGCAGTAGCGCTGGGCCCAGTAGGGGTAGTCGATCGCGGTGAGGAGTTGCTCGTTCACCACAAAGACCTGTTCCTCTTGGGTGAGGGGCCGCAGCGGGGTCCGGGCCTCGGGATCCCAGAGCCGATCCAGATCGCGGCGCCAGGAGAGACAGGTCTCCACCGGGAGGCGCTCCAGGCGTCCCCCTGGGAGGGCCTCGGCGTATTGTCGCTCGAGGCGCTCCTGGTAGGCCGCGATGATGATGGGGTGGAACATGGGATCAGGGCTGCGGCGTGGCCAGTGACTGGAGGAGGTTGGCCAGGGCGACGTCCGCCGCCAGCTTGGCGTCCATGGCGGCCTGCACGCGCGGATCTCGCATGTTGACCCCGGGGAGGGTGGTCGCCGCGACCCCTTCGGCCGACCCGAGCACGATCTCCCGCTTGGTCGCCCCCTGCCCCGGTTGGGGAATAAACCGCTCGGCAATCGGCATGATTCGTTCGATCACGGCGAGTACGGCCATGACACCACTGAGCCATCCAGGCATAGCGACTCCTCTCAGTTCAGTTCGAAATGGAAGTGTTCCTGGGCCTGTCCCTCGGACTCGAGGAGGCCCAACCACTTGCCCCCGTGGGTCAGATAGCCCGGTCCGCTGGGGGTGTCCACGGCGACCGGGGTGCCCAGCCGGCCGATCACCTTCTGCACAAAGGGCAGTTTGGCAACGGGGTCAAAGGTCTTGCTCCGCACGTCCAGGGCGGCGCCGTCGTAGTGAGCGCTGCCGGTGGTATGGCGGCCGTTGGTGCCGGCGGTGATCACGAGATCGGCGGGCATCCCCGCCTGCAAGGGCCGAAAGCTATTGGCCAGTGCTGCCATCAGGATGAGGTTGGGGGGTGTGACCCCCGGCTTAATTTTGATCGCCATCTGAGGACTCTTCCGGGTGCAGGATCTCCGCGTCCAGGGGGGTATCGTAGAGGATCCGGTCGGACAGCGCATGGAGCCGCTCGAGCGACCCCCCACCCAGGGTGCCCCCGCCCCCCGGGGTCAGGGTGGCGTTGTTCTGGATGATGTTCAGCCCCCCGCCGGTTTTCAAGAGGCGGCCCATTTCGAGCGCGAGCTTCTGGTGTTCGATATCCGGGGGGTAGGTCAGCCGTCCCATGCCCTGGCAGACCGCACAGGGCTCGGGGAGAGGGTTGGGGACCTGGGGGGTGGGGTCGGCCACACGGGTCCCGGTCCCCTGGCACTGATTGCAGGGCGCCTCGTAGGGGGCCGCTCGCTCCATGACATCCCGCACGACCGCCGGCAACCCGCGCCCGATGAGCTGCGCCGAGAGGACCTTGCCCCGCAGGAGCGCCGCCCCTTCAATGTGCTTCAGGAGCTCGCCGGGGAGGATGTTGCCGGTGGCGCAGATCTCCGCCAGCGACTTGCGCTCATGGATCGGGTCCCCGAGGAGGCCGAGGATCAGGCGCAGATCCGGGTTGAGGGGCGCCAGGGCAAGGAGCCCGACCAGCTCGGACCGCCCCCCGACCGCGGTTTCAATCGCCTGGAGCTCCCGGATGACCAGCGGGGTAAAGAGGGTCGAGCGGGCCGCCAGGGCCTTACCCATCGATCCGGACCCCGATGCCGGTCAGGCCCCTGGTCTGCACCCACCCCTGCGTCCCCACATGCGTAGCGGTGCCGACGAGCGACGAGTCGAGCCAGACCAGATCCCCGATCCGGACCGGCTGCTCGAAGCGCATCCACCGGTAGGCCTGCCCGTTCCCGAGGACGACCGTGGTCCAGGGGGTCAGCCCCGGCGATGAGGAGACTCGGACCAGGGGCAACAGCGGCTTTAGCGCGGCGACCAGGGACGCCCCCGCGGTCACCGCCAGGAAGCTCCGGCGCGTGATCTCAGCCATCGATCCGTCCATGCCGGCGCTCGTATTCGGCCATGACCTGATCCTCGTCCGGCGGCTGCCCCAGGACCCGCGTCAGCCCCAGTTCGATCTCCGCCAGTTCCGCCGAAAAGTCATCGGTGACATAGCTGATGCGGACCGGATCCTCGTGCGGGGAGG